ATATGCCGATGCGACGTTAGTATTCGCGCCAGCTACGAGGATTTTATTAAGTCCGAGGGCCATTTTAGTCTCCTTAGATTGACAGAGAGTTAAAGCCCGTGACCTTGGTCATTGCCTTAGGCTTGGTATTAACAAGCTCAGCAATCATCAAGACCGCACCAACGTAACCGATCTGCCAGTTGGCAAGAGTCGATTCAAATCCGGTAAACGCGAACGATGCTTGCTCATGGATGTAGAGCGACATGTAGTTCGAGTTAACGAAGTAAACCGTACCCTCTGGGCAGTAAGGATCGGGATAGATTGGTACGCCAGCAACCATCAATGCGCGGAACGCAGCCTGTGGGCCGTTCGGATCGCTGTCGAAGCCGGAGCCAGGGGTGATAACGTATTGCTCTTGACCAACGTAGTCTTGAGCCAGCAACGTCCAGGTACCGAAGCCGCAAACACCAAACGTCGGCACTTCAGCGCCGTTCTTCACGGTGCCGCTGATGTACTGAAGGATGTTCTGACGGGTTGGGTTAACCGAACCGGCCGCATACACCTTCGAGCGCCACCAGGTGTTCTGGGTAGTCGAACGGGTGATGTTACCGTAGGTGCTGAGAGTCGTACCGTCATCAATCGCACCAGGCAAACCAATAAACTGCTGGTTGTTCGTGGTGTTGTTGTAGAGGGCGGTAGCCATCGAATCCATCATTGTCTGAGTCGCGTCATTCATACGCGCTTCGATCAATGGGATGATCGCGTGATCTTGCTGCACTGCACCTTCCATTCCGAGGAATGGCACAGGAGCAATTAACAGCTTCAGGTTGAATTCAGCGTTATACGCACCCTGTTGGACGCTAGGCTGAGTGAACGAACCTGAGTAGTCTGACCACTGCGAGTTAACAAACTGGGAACCCTGTACTGGAACCGTGACCGAGGACACGCCACCAGTTGCCGATTGGCTGTTCGCAATAAGCGCCGCCAACAGCGGGGTGCTGTTGTAAATCTGTACAACCATTTTAGGGATGAATGCCCGGCGTGTGACATAAGTTAACTCGGTGTATTGAGTTGACCCAGTTGCCGGAATAATCCCGCCGCCGATAGGCATAAGAATCTCCTTAAGACAACATCAGGGGCATTACCCCTATAGGTTTTAAAAAATCCCCTTTGCTACTCAAAAGCCTACAACCTTTGGATTCTTGCGAAGCTCTGACAATGCTGCAACAGCTTCATTCCGCGCTGCATTGACAGGGTTCTTAAAGTAATCTTTTAAATTAAATTTGTTCATCACGGGCTGACCGTTGAAGCTGGACGAAGTTGGCTGAGCAGCTTGCTTCATGTACTGCCAGTATTCAGCGGCTGATTCGTGATCCATAATTTTTTTGTCGGCCATGACTTTCTCAATTTCCGCAATATCTTCGTCTGACTGAGCCAAACCTTTTTTTCTAAGCGATTCGCGCCGACGCATTGCTTCTTCAACAGCCTCTTTCTCGGCTAAACGAGCTTCTAGGTTGCTGATCTTTACGCCTTGGTCTGCAAACGCTTTCTCGGCTTGCTCTTGCATTTCGATTTCTGGAATGACCACATCAGGACGAACCTTCTTGGTCATCTTCAGAAACTCTTTGCGAGTCGCAGGATTGTCCGATAGCGACTTGGCTAATAAGGCCAATTCGTTAATGGCTTCTGGCGAATAATTTTCGAGTGACATAGCTATCCCCTAGTCGATTAGATGACTTTGCGGCCATCGCCAGGAGGCACGATGTCCATTTTGTTTTTGTGACCAGCTTTGGAGCCTTTGTCCAGGCCACCCAACATTGAGAAACGTGGTGGGTTTGTGATTTGGCCGTTTTGCTGATTGCTTGCCAGCGGGTTCAAAGGAGCGCCAGCTTTTGGTTTAAATAAGTCCATGATTTATCCTTTTACATCGGGGTTGGCGGTGTTTGTGTACCTGGGATTGGCGCTGCCATCATTGCTTTAGCCTCCGGCGTTGCGCCACCCGCTTGAGGCAAACTACGAATCATTTGCAGAATTTCTGCTGGCACCAGTTCTTTAGACTTGGCTTCTGACTTGCCAAATTTACGGGTCAGGCTCTTTACCGCGTTCAACACGGCTTGGCCTTCCTCAGTGGTGCTGCCAATAGATGGCAGAGATTGGGTCAACAGATCAATCGCCATTTGCACATTGACCATTGCTGACTGACGCAAACCCTCTTTGGGTTCTGGCGTGGCCATCGGGCCTGGTACTGGGCCAGTTGCTTCTGGGCCGCCAATAGCAGGAGCCATTGCACCAGCATCGCCACCCATTCCAGGTGGAGGAGGCATTTGCATCGGGTTTCCAGGAATTGCCATTTGCTACCTCGAAAGAGTAAGTGCTAACTTAAGATGCTTATCTACAGCATTACTTTAGGTTTGTCAAGCAAATGGGGGAAGTAAGTAATTACTCCCCCCTTAACTAAGCGCGGTATCGAGTACCGCTGTTAGTTACTTACGCTTTGCCGAGCGCTTGGCTTTTTTCATTTTGCGGGCCATGACTTTCTCCTATAAGTTAATCCACCCCCTGCTCCAACTAATCAATTACCGTTTTTGACGGCGCTTCGAGCGTTTCATCTTTTTGTACATGATTGCTCCTTTCAAAGTTAGCCCCGCGTCATACGACGGGAGCGTTGATAATTTTGCTGTGGAGCAACACCGCGAAGGGCGTAACGATTCATCGTCGCGCCTGGGCCGATGTTGCGGGATTCATTAGTGAGCTTAGCTCTCGGCTGATCTGGAGAGCGTGGGGTAGAGATTTGGCCGCCTTGCGAGTCTTTCATTTGACCGCCTTTAGCTGTTCTTTCTTGGCTTCTGCTTGCATTTGCATTTGTGCAGCTTTTGCCTCGCGTTCCTCAATCTTCTTCAAATCCTCTTTGAGCAGTTGCTTCATCGGAGGATCAACCAAATCTAGCAGACGCATTCTGTCAATGGCTTTGACCTTTAGCAGATTGAAGGCTAGTGACTTGCTCTCATCAGTAAAGATCGGGCTGTTGGAGTGAGCGTCCACTTTCACATGGTAGTCACTTGTAAATTGCTCTGCAATAAATTTATTTCCGTTGTCATCAACCAGCGCCTCTGGGTCATACGCTTGGGTCATCTTCATGTACAGCGTGGCCATTTTCTCTAGCGCATCTTCAATCTTCATGGCGCGTTGCTTAGTACGGCTGGCACCCAAACGTGCAAGCTGACTTGCATGGCCAGCAGAGCGAACACCTTGCTCACCACGGCCTTGTAAGACGCTGACAATGCCTGATGCTTCGGCAAACATGGCGTCGATCTCGGCAATTTCTTTGAACAGATCGGCTGGCAGGGCAGGAGCAAATTGCTCGGCCTTTGCATTGGGCATATCTGTGGCGATTAGACCGCCTGGACGGTTCAAAGCGAAGTTCTTTTCGTCCAAAATGCCCGTAAAACCGGTCAAAGCGGTGGGTGGTTGGACTTGGCGTGATAGCAGGTCAAGGATGTCTGCCATGCGCCGATTACGCATTTCTTGCAGGCCAATGAGCTTTTGAACCTCACTTTGACCCCAAAAATAGTTATAAGTCGGGGTTGGGCAGACCTGAATGAAGGGGTGTTCGCCTTTTAGGAACATTGATTCGCCTGGACGATCATAGATGACCACCCCAGGATCGGCCAATGTGACGCACTGATAGTCCTGCGTCTCATCATTCCATACCCATAGCTCCCGCATCTCCACCGTTTCTTCCGAGATACGGGGCTTGTAGCGGTTGTAGCCTGATAGGTTCAGGTTGGTGTTACCGTAGATCGTCGGGTTGACGTTGCTGATGACGATGCGGTTAACCCCTTCGGGGATTTCATTGCGTTGCTTTACCGAGGCTGTGACCCGTTTGAGGATGCTGTCTCGGTGTGGATGCGAGTACAGTTGGCTGTACAAGTCCGACTTGGTAATGTGATAGACGTTGACGAACGCCTCTTGCTCATCTAGATGCCAAATATCCTCACGCAGAACGCCCATCTGTTGGGGTTCAACCATGTAAGGATGGATAGAGCCTTTCTTCCATAGCAGCTTAACGAACGTGCTGTTGTAGCACATCGCCCAGTTGATGGCCTCGCCAAAGACCAAATCGGCGTTGGAGGCATTCCAAACGTCGTTTAGCTTTTGGATGAGCTTG